GAACTGACCAGTGGTGGCAGGCCTTAGCTCATACCAGCGTTAAGGTTACATTTGGGATCGACGGACTTGTTGATACCCATAATGTGTATCGTGTTGATACTGACTATAATAAAATTATACACAATGCTTGTGAGTTTATTAATGCAGGTGGCGAAGCAGAATGGCACATGTTGGTGTTCAAACACAACGAACATCAAGTAGATGCATGTCAGCAGACGAGTGCGGATTTAGGTTTTAAAAAATTTACAACTAAACATACCAGCAGATTTAAAGACAACAAATTTCACGTGCTGGATGAGCTTGGCCAAACAGTTAATATTTTATATCCAACAGAACGTAGCACAACACTTACGTCTAAGGTATTATCAATAGAACCTGCTGAGATACAATGCAAAGCACGTAAATATAAACAACTATACATTAGCGCAAGCGGAACTGTTAGTCCTTGTTGCTGGTTAGACTTTAGCTGGCAATTGCCTAATCAAGATAATCGAATTGATTATATGGATAGCGTTGGCGAATTTCCTAATTTAAACAAAAAAACACTATTGGGAATTTTTGAGTCTGGGTTTTTTAGTCGAGTCGAAGACACATGGGCCAGTAAACCTCTAATAGAGTGTAGTAAACAATGCGGAGCATTTAATAAATTAGGAGAACAATTTGTTAGTTGATACAAATCATTTACACTACTGGATGAACGCTGTTCGTATTAGTCCAGATCCTATGCGCACACTAGATGCATTTTGGCGTGGCCAAGTGTCAAGTAAGGAATGGTTAATAGAAAATTTAGAACCGTTTGTAACAGAACCAGTCCGTATAGATATACACGGCGGATGGGTTGGTGTATTGGCTAGCATGATATTTCAAAGTTCTATTCCCGTTCGTTATATATGTAGCGTAGACTTAGATCCAAGTTGCGAACCTGTTGCAACTATGATGAATAAGATAGAAGAACAAGATGGCAAGTTTAGAGCTATTACTGCTGATATGTGTGCTGTGCCAGTTAGCGGTAATGTAGTAATTAATACAAGTTGTGAACACATCACACAAGAGCAATACGAGTTGTGGTTAGCTAGATTGCCTAAAGATAGCATCGTTGTTTTACAAAGCAATGATTATGCAATTCCAGAACATGTACGTATATCAAAAACTTTAGAACAGTTTAAAGAACAAAGTCACTTAAACGAGGTATGGTCTGGCAGTTTAAAAACTCAGATGTATACACGATGGATGATTATAGGAACAAAACAATGACTGAGAAAATAATATTAGAGTTTCCAAGAATCAGTGTGTTTGAAAATGCTATTCCGTTAGATGTCTGCGATGCAATGATCAGCAAATACAACGGGGCAATGAATCCTAATGCTGGAATAGAAAGCCGTGAACAGACTTACGGACAAATAACAGAAGAAGTAGAACAGCGTAGCATTAGTTGGGACACTGACCCAGCTGATAGAGAATATTTCAAATCATTGCTGGCCAAGACAGTAGGCATTCCCGAAAGCCATGTAGAAGCTGGAGACATATATTTTTACGAAACAGGTCAGTATTTTGGTCTGCATCACGACTATCCTTACGACCCAAAAATTGTTCCTTACTACAGCAAAGGCGGCGACAGAAAAGCAACTGCTATATTTTGGTTTAATGATGACTATGAAGGCGGACGTTGTACATGGCCTGAACTAGGAGTCACAGTGGAACCCGCAAAAGGCGGCGTTATGTATTTTGAATACGACTATCCGGATGAAGCAGTTAATGAATCAACCGTACATCAATCATTACCTGTTACAAAAGGACAAAAATGGATTGCGGCCTTCTTCATGAGCAATGGACCTAGAGTAGAATGATAGACTGGCAACCATTCTTTAAGTACGGAGATGATGGCACGTTGTGTTTGGCTCAGCAAACCTACGAGCCTTTAATTAGTCCAGACCGTAAAACTTTCTGTGCCAACTACGACTGGCAGAACAAATATCAGCGTATGTACGAATCACGTGATCTCTATACAGCAGATGTGTGCGAGTGGTTCTTTCAAAACGAAATATATCATTTATCAAAGTTTAAAACTAAATCATATGTGCCTAACATATTAGATATTGATCATAAAAATAAAAAAATATTTTTTGAATGGCATGGCTATACATTTAATGAAATGTTACACAAGGGCGAACCTGTCGAATGGCAAGAGCAATTAAAGTATATTATGTTGGACTTATATAATGCTGGTACATATAAACTTACAATGTATCCTCATTGCCATTTTTTAGACAGCAACGGTGTCATGAAAACTATCGATTGGTACGGATGTGTTCCTATTAACCATCCATTAATTAAAGCAAAATACATGGACGCTATCGTTCATGAAACTGCTAGATTTCGTTTAGACGAAACAAACAGAACTGATACGCATTACAATTTAGAATTAATGTATAAGCAATCAATGTGTAACCATGTTAAGTGGGCTGGAAAATCTTTGGAGTATATCTATGACGAAATACGTTGGATCAACTAAAGATTTAATCGATTGGGATTCTGTTATAGCTAGTATAATACCTAGATCGGGCGATTACAATTCTGTAACCTCAGTTGTTGACAGGTCTGAATCAAATTGGTCTGATGTTCCTGAACTGTTAGGATCTTATCATGAAATCATAGACACTTGGCAAAAAGCTAACTACGATTTAAATAACATCGAATGGTGGGACTACTATCCAGGTCAGCATTTTGATGTCAATATACAGAACAAGTTTGCTGAATTTGTTAATGCAGAACCTTTGCGAGTTTTTATTAGTGAGGTTATGCCAGGGCAATGTGTACCATACCACTGGGACGTAGAGGATCATGAAGAAGAATGGTTACAGTTAGGGTCTCTTGTTCGCTATGTATGCTTTATTGATAAACAAAAGTTTGGTCATGTGCTTATAATAGAACAAGAGTGTTTTTATAATGCAGAGCAACACTTAGTATATGAATGGGATAATTATCAAGATCATCATGCCGGAACTAACTGCGGAACAGATCCGTACTACTTGTTTCATTTTTTAGGTAGACCACGAGTATGATACAATATACTGGTATTTGTCCAATTGACTGGCAACAGTTAATACATCGGTTAGAAACTCAAACGCCTGATATCGGGCCTAAACACAAAACAACTGATAATATACCAGGACTGAAGGAAATTATTGACTCGTGGAATAACGCAGGGTATAGTAAATCTGTGCAGTGGGATATGTTTTATCCTGGAGATCATTTTGATACGAACATAGTAAATCAATTTATAGATTGGTCAGGAATGACTTCGTTCACTAATGCATGGGTAAGCAGAGTACACCCTGGATACTTTGCTCCTCGTCACTGGGACGTACAAGACGACGAACCCTTGCCGGATACCGTACGTTATCATGTACATATGAGTAAACCACAGTTTGGACATATTTTTATAGTTGATGATAAATGTTTATACAATCAAGAACAAGGTGCAACCTATCAGTGGAGCGGCCGAAAATTATGGCATGCCGGAACTAATTGCGGATTACAACCCAAATACATTTTTAATATATGGTAAACAAAATAACCGAGTGGCAGGATAAAATTGAAGTTGTTTCAGGAAGTAAGACTTTCTGCGTATTGCCATGGATACATTTTGCCACACGTCCTAACGGAGATATGAGATTATGCTGTAGTGCTAACGCAAGCGGTGCGGGTGAAAACCATACAGTTGGTCTAGTAAAGAACGAACGAGGTCAGCCAGCAAATTTTGGCCGTGAAACTCCTATGAGTGCTTGGAACAACGAGTACATGAAGGATGTACGCTTGACTATGTTAGAAGGAAAGATTCCTGCTAGCTGTAGTAAGTGTACTGCTGAAGAGTCTCGTGGCGTAGCTAGTAAACGTATTTGGGAAACAGGCAGTTGGATGGAGGAAGGAATTGATGTTGAAGAACTTATTAAACAAACAGAAGCAGACGGCACAGTTCCCGAATCACTAGTTTATCTAGACTTACGCTTAGGGCACACTTGCAACTTGAAATGTGTTATGTGTAGTCCACACGATAGTAGCCAGTGGGTAAGTGATCATAAGAAGATTTATCCGTTGTTTCAAGCAAAAGAACTTAAAGAACAAATGTCGTGGGATCGTAAAGACTTTAACAACAAGTGGCACGAAAATCCAGACTTCTGGAAAGAGATGTATGCACAAATTCCTAATCTAAAACAAGTTTACTTTGCTGGCGGTGAGCCTTTAATGATACGAGAGCATAGATGGTTCTTAGAAGAAATTATTAGACAAGGGTACGCAGACAAAATCCTTATACGTTATAATACAAATGGACTATTAGTAGATGACGAAATTATCGAACTTTGGAAACAATTCAAAAAAGTTAAAGTAGGGTTCAGTATTGATGCTGTCGGCGACCGTAATTACTATATACGCTATCCTAGTGATTGGGCTACTATCGAACGTAATCTTCACAAGCTAGATAACACACCCGACAACATACAAGTTAGTATTGCTACTGCTATACAGATATTAAACATCAAGCACTTGGCAGATTTTGCCAAATGGAAAATTACACAGAACTTTAAAAAAATTAATCTCGAAAATACTGTTGGCGGAATACAAGCAGGCGGAGGAATTATTAATATGCATTTATTATACATTCCAACATTCCTTAGTATTAGATTGTTACCTCAAGCAGACAAAGAAGAAGTCCGTAAAAGTTTTGGAGACCTTGCTAATTGGATGCACGAAAACTATAGACAAGACGAAGATTTCTGGAAACTTAATCCATACGGATGGAAACGTTGGCAAGCTATATTAGATTTTATGGATGCCAAAGACCACACAACACAGTTGCCTGCATTTAACGAATACATCAGCCGATTAGATGGATTGCGTGGTACTGATTTCAAACAAGTGTTTCCAGAGTTAGCACATTTAGGATTAGTACATGCCTGATTTTAATGTTCTATACCCACTGCATAAAGTTTTTCAAATAGCCTGGGAGTCTACACTTAAATGCAATTTAGATTGTAGTTACTGCGGTGATGGTCATGATAATTCACAAAAACATCCCAACTTAGAAGACAGTCTTAAAACTGTAGATTTTATTGTGGAGTATGTTAATCTCCATATGTCTGTTAAAAATAAAGATAATAAATTTGCTAATTTAAATATACACGGAGGAGAAAGTATATTCCATCCTGACATTTTAGAAATTTTAAAATATGCTAGGAATAAAAAACACAAATATCAAGATTGGAATCTTGATATTTCACTTATCACAAATGCTGTAATTAAATTAGAACAATGGAAAAAAATTGTTAATTTAGTTGATCATTTCACTATTAGTTATCACGCCGAAAGTTTGCCTAAACATCAAGAGTTGTTTAAACAAAATATCCTCTATCTTAAACAATCTAATAAATCATTTCACGTAGCTGTGATGATGCATCCACAACATTGGGATAGTTGTGTTGATATGATAGCATTTTGTAAACAACACGAAATTAAAGTATTACCCAGGCAGATAGATCATCCTTGGGGATTTGCTAATTATAAATTTAATTATAATGATGAACAAACAGAATTTCTTACAGGAATGAAAAAAATTCCAGTGTCTACAAAGATCATTTCTTTTTTTAGGAATGGTATAAATTTATCAGAGCAAGGTAGAGCTTGCTGTGGTGGTGAATTAATGTGTACTGAAAAAGAAAACAATATTAGTTATGTAAACGGAAATAATTTCAAAGGTTGGCAATGTTCTGTAGATAAATTTTTTCTATATATAAAACAAACAACCGGTGAAATATACACCAATAAAGATTGCAAGATGAATTTTGATAATAAAGTAGGAGTTATAGGATATTTAAAAACCAGTGATAAGTTACTTGATACGTTAAGACATCAAATAGAAACAAATACACTACCTACCATTACTTGTAAGAAATTCAGTTGTTGGTGTGGACTATGCGCTCCTAAAGCCAGTACGCCAGAATTGTACAACAATGTGATGGAGAGATATTCAAATGTTAACACAAGTAATTGAAGGTCGAAGCTCCAATGTTCTTACTATAGAACTAATGTTAGGAAACTTATGTAACTACAAATGTTCATATTGTTTTCCAGGAAGTAACGAAGGTGATCATCCATGGCCTAACACCGATACTCTTATTAAGAATATTACTCATCTGTTTGAGACATACAAACAACATGGCAAGAATAAGTTTGAATTATACTTGGTAGGCGGCGAACCTACATTGTGGAAAGACTTGCCTAAATTCTGTTCTTTTTTAAAAAATAATTATGATGTGGTTATTAGATTATCAACCAACGGATATAAAAAACCAGAATGGTGGAAACAAAATTCCAAATTGTTTGACGCTGTTGAAATATCAGTTCATCACGAATTTGCAAACTCCGATCACATAATAAGTGTATGTGATACATTGTACAATGAAAAAACAAACCTAGTTGCAAATGTGTTAATGGATCCTGCTTTTTTTAATAAGTGTGTTTCTATTTTAGAACATATTAAATCTAGTAAAAAAAGATGGCCCATAGTAGCTAAGTGGGTACACTTCAATGGTAAGTCTAAATACACAACACAACAAGCAGAGTATTTGGAAAAACCACTAAAACGTTGGCCAAACTTGTTTTGGTGGTTTACACTAAAATATCATGCACGTTACAAAACATGGGTTATTGAAAATACCAAGAAAAAAGAAGTTGCAGATAACTATTTGACATTGCAAGGTAAGAATTATTTTAAAGGCTGGAGTTGCAACCTTGGAGTTGATCATTTACACATATCCATGTTGGGTATGATATCAGGTAACTGCGGACAACTTTTATACGGTAAAAATTCTTATTATAATTTGTATCAAGATAATTTTTCTACAAACTTCAATCCTACTATAAGTGCCGTGACATGTACAAAAGATATTTGCGGGTGTGGTTTTGAAACAAATATCAGTAAAATTATACCAATAAAGTTAGTTGACTGACATCCTGCCATAACTGTTTAAAGTCATCGAGATCCTTTGCCTTAGGAACACACATACCACAGCCGCATCTTTGATTGGGACATACAATAGGTGCTATTGTTGTCTGTGATAGCATAGAACTTACATTATCAATTATGGCCTGTGTATCAGATAAAGTTCCAATTGGACCTCTGCCTGTATGCGTAGCTTGGCAAGTTTGGTGATGAAATACATTTCCGCCGTGCTGATCTATATGTAAGAAATACCAGTTAACAGTACAGTACCAATCTTTAAACCAATTATTAACTAGTTTAACTTCCTGCCATTCTCCGTTGACTTTGCCTTGTGTACAACGTCCGCCGCAACATGCTCTTCCTACATCAGTACCTTCCTTAACTATACTTGCTTTACGGGTCTCTCCCATCCATGCATAAAACCAGTCTTGCTGTTCTTCTGTATACTCGTGACTTGTACGTCTATTAGTTCCGTCCGCATCGATGAACCAGCCTTTACGTACTATGTTGCCGTCGCCAATAGGAACAGGATTTACACGAACACCTTTTTCTTTTAGCATGTCACAAATTAAAGTTGCTTGTTCAAAGTAGTCACAATGCAACATTACATTAACTTGTAAACTCATACCTGCGGTATGCAATGCTAGGATATTTTCTATAGTACGCTCATTAAGTGAATCTTCAGCATGCCAACTAATAGTGGCATGTGCAAAATTATCTAAAATACGTTGTGTAAATTTAGGACCCCATGTTCCGTTAGTAGTGAGGCTTAATCTAAATACGCCTGTTTGTTTAATATAATCAAGTAACGGCCAAAAGTCTGGATTAATAGTAGGTTCGCCACCTGTAAAATCTATGTTAGTTATAGTTTGATCAACACGTTTGCTGTTATACAAATCTGTATATTGTTTTACAAAGTCAAATGTTTTCTTTAAACTATCAAATGTAGGCAACTTGCTATAAGTGTCATGTCGTGTACTTTCACAGTATGTGCAATCTAGATTACACCTACGCACTATGTCCCAGGTAACCATTAACGATTCAGGATTTTTAAGTTTAATTGCTGTAGTTTGGATCATGTTTAGTTAATGGAATGTCTGCCGCGCAGGTACAGAAATTTCTATCGCATCTAACGGGTTCACTAGGAGCAACAAAGTTACCTTCGTATATGTTGCCTAGACTACCACCGACTCTACAAGTGGCGCGATGTACATCACCGTCCCAATTTATCATGAGACTTTCTATACCTGCGTTGCAAGTCCAATCTTTATATTTGTTAAGGTGCAATTTTATTACGTCATTTGCATGACGTTGTTCCATTGGCTTATCTTTATAGAACAACAACGTATTTGGTTGAATAGTAGCTTCTTGTTGTTTGATCCAATTAAGATAATCTGGATGGTATCGCATGTCATCAAACAAATCGTGATCCCCTTGTGTCCAGCGTATGCGGCGAAGAGTAGCTGGAATCTTTGCTTGTAAGCATCTAGCAAAGAGTGTGACAGCTGAATCCATATAATCATGATGACACATGATCTGTGCTACAACTTTAATTTTAGTTGCATCAACAACTTTGTCCATAGTGTTATACACACGTTGCCAATCGTATTCTAAGTGCAGACTAAAAACATATTGATCTACAGGCAGACTGGCATAAAATTCAAAAGGTCGTGTGCCATTAGTTGTTACACTAATCCAGTGAATACCTTTAAATTTACAATATGTCACTAATTCTCTAAAGTCAGGATGTACTGTAGGCTCTCCGCCTGTAAAACTTAAACGTATAGGTTTGCCTAGTAATACTAGTTTATCCACAGTTGCTTTGAGCATTTCTATATCAGTGTGTGGACTAGTATTATCATGTATCTCACTAGGACAATAACTACAGTCATAGTTACAACGCTTACCGAGATTCCATTCAATTTTAATAGCATTAGCATGATCCCAACGATTAGCAACTTTATACATAAGGTTTAAACTCCGGTACTGCCTTAAATAAATTCTGATTACGAGTACTATCCAATGCCAAATTAAAATCTAAAAAATCTTGCCACAAGTTATGTTGATCCTTGGACTGTAAATAATTAATGTTGTCTTGTATTTGTTGATGTGTTATCTTACCTAGCAACGGATTCTTCTTAATTGCGGGCCATTCGTCTACTTGAGATTTTACTGCTAGTAGCTTTGTAATGGCCAATGCTTTTAAATCGTTTGGAGGTTTAAACTCCGGTACTGCCTTAAATAAATTCTGATTACGAGTACTATCCAATGCCAAATTAAAATCTAAAAAATCTTGCCACAAGTTATGTTGATCCCTGGCCTGCAAATAGTTAATGTTGTCTTGTATTTGTTGATGTGTTATCTTACCTAGCAACGGATTCTTCTTAATTGCGGGCCATTCGTCTACTTGAGATTTTACTGCTAATAGTTTTGTAATAGCTAGTGCTTTTAAATCGTTGGGTAATACTTGTGCTGACAAACAATTAGGATAGCTGACACGATGACTGTAAAACACAATACCCATA